AAATGCAACGCTCTCAATAAGGAGAAAGATTATGAAAGTAAAAGAAATATTAGAATTAACAAGTGAAGAATTAGAAAAAATGATGACTGAAGAAGAATATGACAGAATGAAAGAATTAAATATCGAAAATGTTTGGCAATTACTTGATATGTTGCAAGATAGTGCAAGATTAAGTGAACAAAATGATGATGAAGAACATATTACTATATCAGCTTACTTAGAATATTTAGAAGATATAAGAGACTGCTAATATGAGAGGATATAATATAGATGATTATATTGGAAAAAAATATAATCATCTTACTCTATTAAAAGATTTAAATAAAATAAATAAAAACAATTCTAAATTAGCACTTTTTATGTGTGATTGTGGTAATATAAAAGAAATGGTTTTTACTCAAGTTTTAAATAATGAGGTTAAAACTTGTGGATGTAAACAGGGTAATTTATCTAAGAAAAGTAAACAGAAACAGAAGTATAGTTTATTAAATTTTTATTCTTCTAAAACAACTAAAAATAATAAAACTGGCTATACACGGAATAACTAAAATAAATAATAGATATAGAGTTCGTATACACATAAATAAAAAATCAGTTCATTTGGGTTACTTTGATACTATTAATGAAGCACTAAAAATCCGTAAAGAAGCCGAAGAAAAATATTTTAAACCAATTTTAAATGAATATAATGAAATAGTTGACAATTTGTCAGAAAAATGATATATAAAATATGGATTGATTCCAATTCTTTAGTAAAACAAAACAATACAATAAAACTAGTATAAATTATTTTATGCTAGTTTTATTGTTGATTTTAATATTTTTTTATTATCGATGATTTAAATATTTAGCAGACTGAAGTTAATCAGTCTGCTTTATTATTTTACTCCACCAAGCCATTTGCAAAATCCTATCTTGTAATTATTACTTCCATCTATTTTATAACGTACCATTGCTCTATTATTAAAGATTCCAAAACAATCGCACTCTTCATATGAACTTAAACTTCCTATTACTTTGCTTAAATTCGTATCTGCATATACTATTTCTTTTGTTGAACCATTTTTATATCTTCTCACAGGTTCATCACTTCCTTTCACTTCTGGACCTGCAACAGTTGTTGTTGATTGTCCTAATTTATTCGCTACATCATTTCTGAATTTAATCCATTCGTTTTCATTTCTCACATAATAACGTGGACATTCTTTTCCTGTTACATCATAATGTCTTATAATATTATTTATAGATAAATTATATCTTTTGCAAATATCTGCACATAGTTCTACTAAGCTATTATATGTATTTTCATTAAACTTTCCATCCCAGTCTGGGTGACATGTTTCTATTCCTATACTATTTCTATTTACAGTTCTATTTCCTGCATGATATGCTATTTCATTTTCTGGAATGCATCTTATTATTTCTCCATTTAATCCAATTATATATTGTGAACTTGCATAGATATGTTTATCTTTTAAGCTTTCAAAATAGTTTCTATTTGCTATTGCTGTACTATTTGCATTTCCAACCCAGTGTACTACTATTTGTTTTACTTTTTGAAGTTTTTCTCCTGGTCTTGAGTATGGATTTATTGTTAGCAATTTTTCTTCTATATTCATTCGTTTGCCTCCCCTCTGTTGTCTTGTTCTGCTAATTCCATTGTTTCTACTATCTCCTCTTCCATGTCTATTTCTCCTTATCATTATTCAATTTTTCTTTTAATTTATCTGGAATTTCAACTCCTAACTTAGCACAATTTTCAGCTAAACTTGATAATTCCATTAAGCATATATATATTACTGTAAAATATAATATTAGCTCTGTTCCTAGTGCAAATTTTGTTAATATTCCTACAAGAACGTAAACAAGCTCACCAAATTTCTTTGATAAGCCTGTTCTCATTATAGAGCTTTTAAAATCTGCATTTCTCCATGCTATTACTAATCCTGTTAAAATATCTATTATTATAAGTAACATTGGTGCAAATATCGCCCACCAAATGCTTGTAAAATGTATGTTTTGTATTAATTCTTCCATAATTTTTTTCTCTCCTTTTTCTAAAATGTTGTCCAACTAGTCCAAGTTCCGTTGTTACAGGTCCTTTTATACCAACCTTCTTTATCAAAAGGAGACCAAAGTTGCTTTTTGTAAGGGTATGGATTTATATGCATCTGTATTAAAAAACCATAGTGATGCCCAGTCGGTGAATTTGTTGCTCCTAAACAATAGGTTATATAATTTCCATCTAAATTGTTTAAATCAGGTGTAATTAATCTCTCTGTTGGAGCTAAATTGTTTAATTTAATTTTATCATTAGAACTCATTAATCCATTTTCTGTAATAGTAGCATTTTTTTGTACAAACTCTTCATAAACATCATTATCATTTTTTATGTATATTTTGTCTTCTACGTATGGTTCATAAGATGTTGCTGTTGAGCCTTGTTCAATTTGAATATTATTATCTAGTTCTGTTAATCTACCATTAAATCTCATATAGCAAGCATCTTCAGGTATTGTTATTGTTCCTGTTATTGCAGATACAGTTGATATGAATATTTTGTTCTTATTATAGAAACAATTTGAATTTCCTATCGTTTTATTTGAAGAGCTTATAGTGATATTGCTTAAATTATTAACTGATATGTAATCCGAAACAAACCATTCTACATTAGCCGTTGTCGTTCCATCTGTTCCATTTATCTCATATCCTTTTAATACTGTATTCTTATCAAACAAGTTCTTCCCTTTCTTCATCCAAATCTTTTTTCTATTCGTCGTTGGCTCTGTTGGACTTACTACTACTGAGCTATCGTTAATATAATCACAGCTGTACGTGTCTGTTTGACTTGAGCTATGTGTATTTAAAATGCGGTTCTCGGGTAATGAACCTTGATATGTTTTTTTGATTTTCATTTTTTACCTCCTTTCAATCTATCACAAATGAGCAATTTATAGAGTACCAAGAAGAATTATAATTCCCATCACTTGTCCACTCTAGAACTATATTGCCATTTGTCGCAACATAAATTCTTGAGTATCTTACTGATGATAATGCATTTATAAAATACATTTGTGCAGAAGGTCTAAATCCTGATGGCAGTATTGCAACTAAAGTATTTGCTGCGGTTACTCCTGCGACATCTCCTTGTACATATACTATTTTTCCTACTTTTCTATACTGTGCCTTTTTAACTATAGAACCTACTGTTATTCCATTATTTAATGTTAAATCAATCCAACCAGAATCCTCTTCAATCGCAAACTTCTTCCATTCACTCCACTTGTTACTATAAGTTCTTATATATGTTTCAAAATCATTTACATCGGCTGTTCCATGCCTAAACCAAATTTGTTTTACATAGTTTTTTGTATCTTCTGCCATTACTTTTAGCCAACCATTAACACCCGCTGGAATGCTTGTTGGTGTATAGTTTACTCCAAAATAATACAAACCATCTTCTTTATAATCATTTAAATCTGTGTTTGCTGTTGTTACTGTTATTACTTTACTCTCTTCTACTTCTTCGTAGCCGTTCTGGGACTGTAGTTCCATCGTATTCGACTATTGTGCCGATTGGTAAGCTATCTCCAGTATTATTTCCTAAACCCTCTAACTTTTCTAATATTTCTGAAAAATCACTATCAGTACCTATGTTAACCCATTCTTCTCCATTCCAACAATAATTATATGAATCCGATTTACACTTATATACATCTCCAATATTTTTATTTTCTATTGAAGATAAATCATTTATTGTTTCTACACTGCTTTTAAATCTATATAATGTTTGCATTGAGTCTATTTTTTTCTTATATGCATTTGTAAAATCGTTTGTAGATAACTCCTTTCCAGGAACTTTATCTACTTTCGAATACAATATATTGTCTGCAATACCACTATTTGTATTTGCTACTTCTACATCATAATTTTCTGTTTCTAGTGGTTTTATAAAATTATAGTGTTCTGTATAATTCGCCATTTATATCCCCCTTTTCCATGTTCCATTTACATTTGTCCAAATAACAGCTCTCTTCCATGTACCGCTAACATTAGTCCATATTTTTCCTCTTTTCCAGCTATTACTTACATTTGTTCTTGCTGTTTTCTGATTACCGTTTTAATGTAATAGTACATGTCTTAGAATTTGTATATCCACTTCCAGAAACAACAAAAGTAGCCGTTAAGCTACTTCCAGTTCCATATTTTTTATAAATATTATCTAATTCAGTATCACTAAATGTTATTGTGTTACTTCCTACTTTAACAGTTCTACTTAAAATTTGTGTATTTCCGATTTTCATAACTAAACTAAGTGAACTTATGCTTGCAGGATTAGTTATAGACACACTAGCATTATCGCCATGATTAAAATTAGACAAAGTACTTATTCTAGCGATATCTTTTGTTGTTCCATAAAATTCACTTGATACTCTGTCTAATCCTGAATCTGTTGCCCTTGCTAATATACTAAAAGAATGCTTTGTGTTTGGACTTAATCCAGTTACGGTAAAAGTTCCAGATGTAGTATTACTTACCCTTGCTCCTCCCCACAACGCTTTGTCTACACTACAATATATACTTGCACTTCTTGATACTGAATATCTTATTACTGCTGTTGTTAACCCTGTGCTTTCTACATATACATTGATAATTTCTGCATATCTTGTGACAGCTGTCAATACTTTGCTTGTCGAACAACTACCTGCCCCAATTCTACTTGTATCTGTATTCCAACTTCCACTTACATTTAATGTTTTTGTTCCATCTGAATTGTGAGCTATATCACCAGTCCAACTCGCCAAAAGTTGGTCTTTTGCTTGTCCACTTGAAAAAGAAATTGGATTAACACTATAGTTGTATGTATTTCCATTTATAGTCATACTTCCATTCGTTGTATAATTTGTATATGCATAATATGAACTTCCATCAAATTTTAAGTATAACTTTACAGTTACATTAGAAGTATTATTTGATGCATTTACAGAATTTTCTGTTATAGATTGCCATAATGTATAATGACTTCCATAACTTCCACTCATATTCCCCATATTTTATTCTCCTTTAAAAATATTGTATATATATATCCCCATTACTTCCACCGGATGGATTGCCAGTTCCTCTTGAAATAGCTTTTTGCTTTCCATTCCATGTATTTTTTTCGCCATCTGACACAAATCTTCTTGAAGAACTTTCACTTATTATAGAAGCTGGATGAGTAGCTGGATGACTATAATTATTTGCCTTATTTGATATTCCATCTAATTTACTTTTATATGCATTTGTAAAGTCATTTGATGAAAATGTCTTACCATCGCTTTGTTTTATAGTTGTCGCTATAATATTTCCATTTATTACTATGTCTTGGTCTTTTCTAACTAAATTTTCTGTCACTGTATCTATATATTCTTCAAATTTTGTATATAATTCTTCTCCATTGACACTAATCAAAGAATTTACTATTCCACATAAATCTGTATTTAATCTTTTATCAACAATATCCGTTTCTGCAATATTTGTTGTACTTTTTACTTTTACTTCTGCTAAACATATTTCATATATATTATTATCTCTTTGTAAAGCACTTACTGTTGCACCATTTCCTTGTTTTACTAATAAATATGTATTTCTTTCTGCTAATGTTTTATCCAGCCTAACAACTATTCTATCTATTCTTTCTCCAGAAGATGGTCTTTCTAAGACAAATACTCGATCTTCTTCATTTTCATAATCTGCTCCCTCTATTATTCCTGCTCCTTTTAGTACTTTTATTGTAAGTCCATTATCCAGAACTACTTTCATACTATTTTCACCATAATTTTTATAATGGCCAAAATAAACACCATTTGACAAGAATTTTGCAAAATATTTTCTAAATATTTCCGCTTCATATAAACGGTCTGGTTCCATTTGATTACTTTCCTCGTTTAAAACATTCATTGAATCAAACGGAAAACTTTTTAATGTTATTGATGTTGACATATTTTCTCCTTTCAAAAATAAGACCTAAGATATAGGTCTTGTAATTACTCTTTTTATTTCTTCGCCAAGAGTTGGAACTTTATCTCCAAAACCTAGCTCAACTGTTATATTATTTCTCTCATATATTTCTTTAGCTTGAATTATACGTTTGTCTTCATATATTCCATCGCTTTCAAGTGTTACTAAATCCCCTAAAAAGAAATCTTTTTCATATTCCATATTAGATATTTGATATACTTTTCCCTCTATAGATTGAATTGTTTTGTATGTATCCAACTTCTTTTGTCCCTCTGAGTTTAATTCATCTATATCTTCTATATTGTTTAAATCTATCAAAACTTCTCTTCTATTAAATCCTGTTGCTGTTCCTTTTACAATTATTATTCTATTTTCATTTTCACCTTTACCTGCAACATATCCTACATTTTTATAATTGCTATTATCGTCTGTTACTTTTCCCTCTACTAAATTTTTCTTTTTTTCTGAAAAAATTATATAAGGATGTTTTGGATTTCCTTGCAATTGCAGATGTGTATATTGTTGTAATTCTTCGTGTGTAAATTTTGATAGCATCTCATGTGTGTTTGGATTTTCTACTTGATTTACTGTTCTATCTATTCCTTTTAAACTATCAAAATAAATACATTTTTCATTTCTATCTAAATATCCATACCATCCTAATCCTGTATCTTCTGAAACATGTTTTAGTTCATCATGTAAATTAGTTAATCTCGCTTGCCAAACTGTTTTTATTCCTCTATTTTGTGAAGTTGTTACTTTTATCCATGAAATATCCCTTTCAGGTGTTCTTATATCATCATAATAGCTTTCAACCATATGATTTCTTATATAATGCTTTTGAATATTTTCTGCTTGTGTTTCTGTAACTCTATCATATCCATTTGTTGCTATTATACGTCTTTTAGTTATCCCTTTTATACAAGTTCCAGTTACTTTCATAGTTTTACTATTTTTTTGTGTTGTAGTTACTACTTTATCAATTAAAAGTATTTTATTATCTTGCTTATTCACAATTAGCATATTATCTTTTTTTAATTTATTTGTATTTGCTTTATTTTTGTTTATAGTTAATTCAAATGTACCAGCTTCATAATAATTCCAAGTACAAATTAAACTTTCATAATTAGTAATAATACCGTAAAAGTTCAAAATTAGTATTTATAATTTCTATACAATTCATCTAAACACCTATATACTTATTCGTATAGTCTTTTATTGTTACTTTGTCTTTCGCTCCCTCAATATCTGAACTATACTTTATTAAGTTCTTTCCTACTATTAATTTAAAAAATGTACTATTTAAATCTATATTATTATAAACATCTTTAATCTCATGTGGTGTTATTAGATTTACAGTTTCTTTTCCCTCTCTTGTATCTATTACTAATTTTTCTTTTTCTCCAATTTCCATGTTGACTTGTATATATTCTCCTGTAGTCTCATTTGTAATTTTAGGATTACTTGCAGGTCCAACATATTCTATTTGTATTGGTGCTTCAACATCTCCAAAGTTTTCGACTTCTTTATAGAAAGATACTAGTGAAAAATGATTTGCAAGAGAAAGTGGAAATGCTAATCCACCCCTTACAGATTTAATGTCTATATCTTGTCCTTCTTCATCTAACCAGTATGGATCTTGACAATAAAAAGAGATAGTACACTTGTCATGATTGTTTTTTCTATCATTAAACTCGGCACTATCTTCTACTTTTCCATATATTCTATATTTTTTATAGTCATTTGTATAATAAATAAGTAATTCTCCCCTTTTTCCTGTGTCTTGATTATATGTTTTAGGATTAATTACTCTCATTATTTTACGTCTTAATTCATATAACTTTGTTCTACTTTTAGTTCTAATTGTCACTTGTAGTTTTATTACTCTTGCATCTAATAAACTATCTTCACTACTACATCCATCTTGATTTACTCCGTTGAGACTTTTGACTAGTTGCACCGTGGATGTCCTAATCCATCTATGTGACTTAATAATATATCTTCTTCTGGATTTCCTACACTATCAAATATCACACTTTCATTTAAAGCTAAATTAATAACTTCTAATTTCTGCATTTCATCACCTACATTCCTGCTAAATCTGATGCCAATTCTTCGTTTATGTTTCGTAGTTTTCTATATGTTTCGCTTGGCATTTCTGGGTTTTGTTCTATATTATTTGTTTGATATACATTAACTGTTTTAGTTTGTGGTTTGTTTGCACCTGCTTCGTATTTATACATTCCACTAGTCCATTCTTTTATTTTATTTTCTATTCCTGCATCTATTGTATCTTGCACTCTTTGAATAATATTTTGTATTTTATCAGCAATACCATTATTAATTCCTTGTGCTAATTTTTCGCCTAAAGATTGTCCAGTTATTTCATAAGCATTACCATAAGAATTTAATAACTTTATTATTTGACTTTGATTTTTCTCTACATTTAACAGCATTTTTTCTGCTGTTTCTTGTGCTAAATCTTTTTGTTTATCATAATATTCTTCTAAATCATCTAATTGCTTATCATATTGTTCTTTTTGTTTATCCGCTTCATCTTCTATTGCTTGTATTTTATTATCTTGCTCTTCTTTTAATAAGTCTTGTTGTTCTTTCAAAGCATCTTTCTTGTCTTGTAAGGCTCTTTTATCTAGTGTTTTTTGATAATCTGCTACAAGTTTATCTAATTCTTTCTGATAGTTAGCTTTTGTTGTTGCATCATGCTCATAAGCAATTAATTGTTCAAGTCTATTTCTTTTTCTTTCATATTCTGCATCTTCTTCTGCTCTTGTTTTTTCTTCTTCTGCTTTATCTAACAAGTCAAGTTCTTTTTGTATAGCTTCAATTCTTGCATCATATTCTTCATTAATTGCATTTATACGTTTTTCTTTCCATTCTTCAACTAATTTAATGTTTTCTTCTATAGCTTTCTTATCAACTTCTTGCATTTCTTCAAGTTGTTTTGTAATAGCATTTGTTAATTGTGATACAGTATCATCAACACTTTGTACTCTTAAATCTCTTTTTTGTTGTTCATAATTTCTTATTGTGTCTAGTTCTTCTTGATATAGTTGTTTTCTTTCGTCTAGTGATAGTCTTTCATCTTTCATTATTTGATTTAAGTAGTTTCTATGTAGTGTGATTATCTTATTTAAATCACTTTCTTGTTCTTTCACATCGTATTCAGCACCACGCAAGTTTTTTTGGTCTTGTATATATCTTTCATAATCTGTTGTTTGTTGGTCTAATAATTCTTTATTTTTCTGTGCTAATTCTTTTCTTAATTCATGTAATTTTTCTTCTAATTCTTGTTTTTGTTCGGTTGTTTTTGCTAAAGTATTATAAGCATATTGATACATGTTAATCTCATCTTGTAAGCTAATCTGGTCTAAGTTCTTTCTATGTTCTATCATTGTTGTGTAGTCATCAAAATTTTGTTCTCTTAGTTCTTTTTGTAAAGAGTATATTTTTTCTTCTAATTCCCATTTTTCATCTTGTGTTTTGGCATATTTTTTTAGTGCTAGTTGATACATGTTTATTTCATCTTGTAAACTGATTTGGTCTAATGATTTTTTATGTTCTATTTGCTTTTTGTAGTTGTCTAGTGCTTTGTTTGAGTATGATTTTGAACCACCACCTGATGATTTTGATACTTTAGGGGTATAAGTTGGTGTAATACTTCCTTTGAAATCATTTGGTGTTAAGTTTAATAAGTTTGCTAATGCTTGTGTTTGATTTTGTAAAGATGCTGTAACTTCTTCTTCTGTCTTTTTTGTTGCTATTGCCATTTGTTGTATCTGTTCTTTATTTTTTATTACCCCCTGTAATTCTACTATGCTTTTTGATATTTGAGCTTGTGCTAACGTCCATTCTACATCGGCAGCATCACTTTCTGCATTTATCAATTCTTGTGTACTAGCAATAGTATTATCATTAACTTTTGCTAATTCTGGAAATATTTTAACTAATTGTGATTTAGCATTAGCATATTCATCTGTTGTTGTTTTCCCCTCTTTTAAAATATTTAGCAATTGTTGTTTTCCTTGTATATCTGCTTTAGTCTGTGCTATATTTATTAATGTTTGTCTATGTGCTTTCTGATTTGTTAATCTAGCATATTCTTGTTTATTTGCACTTAATTCTAATCCTTTTGTTAATGTATTTACTTTATTTTTGTAAAAATCTATTGTTCTTCCACTTGATAGGTTTTCTTTTTCAAAATCTGATAATGCTTTTTTTGCCTTTTCTAATTCTACGGTTAATGCATTAATTTCTCCATTTTTTTCAAAACTAAATTTATTGGATTTTTTTACATCTTGTATTTGCTTTTCTATATCTTCTATTTTGTTTTTCTTTTCTTCATAAGTTTGAACAATTTCATTTGCTTCATCTCTAGCATTTTCTATTGTTGCTTTATCTACTTCTGACATAACCATATCATTATTCATTGTATTTTGTAATGCCTCTGATAAAGTTTTTGCTTTCTCTTCTTGTTCATTCATTTTGTCAATTGATTCTTGCATTTTAGTATTAAATATTGATATTCCAGATATTACTGCTGCAACACCTACTGCTATCAAAGTAATCGGATTTGCCATTAAAGAAGCTGTAAAAGCTTTTGTTGTCATATCTGCAGTAGCTGCTGCTGTTTTATATGCTATATATGCTTTTTTTGCTACTGTCAATCCAACAACCATTGCTAATAAAGTAGTAGTAAAAGTAACTATGCCACTTGTTAATCCTTTATTTTCTTTTATTAATTCTGTTAATCCTTTAGTTATATTTAATTGCAACGAACTATATTGAGTCAATATTGGTATCATACTCTCCCCAATCGTTTTACTTAGTTCTACATTAACTGCGTTAACTTGTGCTTGTTTTCCCGCAAATGTTTCAGCATATTTTGCAGCATCTCCAATTTGATTTTTACTTTCTTCTTGTATCCCTTTTACCTCTGCTAATATTTTTTGTTCTTGTGTAAGGCTATCACTTGTTTTTCCTATACTTTTAGCATAATCTTGCCACATTTTTGCTACATTTTTTGTGACACCTGCATTATCAACAAGAATACTATTTTCATTTTTTAATCCCTCTGTTGCTGTTGCTATTGCCTCTCCATATTCATATGTAGATTGTCTTCCAAAAGCTGCTGCATCTTTTAGTGCAATCATTGTTTGTTTGATTTGTTCTTCATTATATCCCCTTGATGCAAGATTTTTATATGCTAAAGTTGCATCACTCAGTGGAATTAATCCATCTGAAATATAATCTTCAATAAAAGATTGTGCATTATTAAAACTTAAACCTTGTCCTTTTACTATACTCTGTAAGCCTTTATTAGCACTTTCATATTCTTTATATTTTTCTATCCCATCATCTATTGCTGATTTTATTTTAACTAAAGATGCTACTATACTGGCTGACATTGCTATAAAACTAGCGTCTAATTGCTTATTACTCACTTGTACTTCTTCATTCTGTTTTTCTATTTCTTTCAATTTTTTTCTAGCAGTCTCAAGACCTTTTTCTAATGCAATTGTCCTTGCTTGTAAATCTACAACCAAAGTGCCAACTCTTGTTTCACTCGCCATTTTTTTCACCTCTTTTTTAACATAATAAAAACACCTACTTTAGTAAGTGTCTTATTTATTATTATTTGTCTTTCAAAATTATTTTTTCAATTTCAAAGGTTATGATATCTTGTTTTATTGTCTTTTTTAGCATTATAGTTATTGTTTGTAAACAATAACCATGTTCTTGTCTTTTTATGCCTCTCTTCTTATTTTCTTCTACTACATTCCAATATATTCTATATGTTGCCCAATCGTTTGAACTTGTATCTCCTCTTCTTTCTAATTCACAACTTGTAGTATATATATTTAAGTCTTCAAAAAAGCTACTAATATATTTATGTTCTATATTTTCATTATCGTAATAAATAAAATCAGTTGCTAAATATCCATTTAATTTTTCTTTATCTTTATTTTTATTTTTAAAAATTTCTACTATTTCATTTATAACTTCATCATGTGTTTTTGTTTTTCCCTCTTCAATTAACTTTGCTTCATGTTTAGTTTGATTTGATTTTTCTATATTATTTGAGACTAATCCTATTAATATTGGTACAAATATTATTAAAAATATTATAAAAAATACAATTACACAACCAGTTGCATTATTATTTGTTTGTTTATTTTGTTCCATTATTTTTCCACTCCTTATACATGTTTCGACAATCTTTTCATTATTTTTTATTTATAATATATAAAAAATTGACATTTGTATGTGCTACATAAGTAACACAAATGTAGCATATTTGTAACTTAATACATTATGTATAATATTTATGGAGGGATTAATATGAGCAAATTTAAAATACCTGTCATTCCACCAACATCTCATCGTTCAATTAGATTTCCTAACGACCTGATTGAAGATGTAGAAAATCTCATCAAAGGCAAACAAACGACATTTAGTGCATTTGTAGTTGCTGCAACTCGTCATGCAATAGATGAATTGAGAGAAACAGAAGATAATAATTTAATAACAAAATAGGAGTACTTTATTTTAAATAGAGTACTCCTATTTTAGCTTCCGTTAAATTTTATTCATTTTTTCCTTTTGTTTTATCTTTATTTATGTTATATACTTGTGTCGAAAGGAGTGAAAATAATTGAAACTTAATCATGAATGTATTAGAGATTTATAACTTTTATATACTACAGAAAAACTTATTGAAGCTGATTACTTAACTTGTTATACTATAGAAATTGATGATGAATATTCAATCTTATTAGTTCAATCAATAACATATAAAGGTCATTACTTTTTAGATACTGTTAGAGATAATAAAGTACAGAATAAAACCAAAAATATAATTCCACATATAAAAGTTTTTCTCTTTCACTTTCCATTACTTCTTCCTCCTCTAAAAATCTTCTGCTCCAACTTCTTCTTCGTCTTTATTCTCAACTTTATTTAATTCTGCATATTCTTGCATAATTATTGCTATTTCATCTGGATAATAATCTTCCAAAAATGCTTTTTTAGCTATTCCTATCTTTATGCAGATGGCAATTGTTCTTTGAAGCCAATTAGAGTTGTAATCCCTTTCAGCATTGGCTTCACCTGAACGAAAAAATCTTCTAATTTATTCACTTCCCAGAATTTTTTACAAATTTCAATTAATTCAGTTGGTGTCAATTCTTCTTTTAATACTTCTTCATTTACATCTAATATTTGACTTAAAAAGCTAAATAAAAATTTTGGTGCTATAATCATTAATTTTGTTATCAAATTCATTATATTTTCTACTGTAAACATATCTGATAGTTTAAACTCTTGCCCATTGTCAAAAATTTCTTTTATGAAGTCTTCTGGCAAATCTTTTAAAGTTTGTAGAGCTTCAAAATACTTGCCACAAGGCATCTTTCGAATTTCTACACCATGTAATTTTACTGTTTTTGGTAAACTCTTTGTTTCATTACTTTTCGTCATCTTTAATTCTCCTTTATATAAAATTTAGGAGAGTATCTCTACTCTCCCACTGGTTCTGTTATTTCTGGTACTGTAGGTACTGTATTTAACCAAGTCAAATCAGTTGAACTTGTGCTGTCTTTGTATACTCTAACTTTTTGGTCAGATAATAAAGCTCTTTTATAAAATGTTCCACTTATTGTTAATGTTGCAACTTGTGTTCCATTATCTTGAGTTTGTAAATCTTGTTTTACTTTTTTGAATTTACATCTATAATATCTGAACATTCTATAGTTTCCATCTTTTCTCTTAGCCTTAAATGTCATTGCATAATCTTTTCCTTGATCATCTGGACCCCAAGAGTACTCTTTTGAAGTTTCATCATATTCTCCACCCTCAAAAACAGACATTAATTGTAAATCAGCTTCTGGAACTTCTAATTCAAAATCTTCTCCATCAAATATTTCTTCATCATCATATATTTCATCATCTGCATATATTGGGTCATTTGATGTTTGAATATCTCTTGTTAATTTTTGTGCATAAGGAATGTTTATTGCTTCTCCTACTTTATAATTTGTTTCTGTATTTTCTAATAGTTCAAATACTTTGATTCCACTTAATCCTCTTAAAGCTTTTTTTGGCATAATTAACGCCCTCCTTTATAAAATTTCTATTTTCTCAAAACGCATTGTTTTGTGATATATATTTGTTTCTTGTTCAAATAAATCTACTGCTAAAGTTCTCTCAAATTCTAAATCTTCCATCTTTGAATTAACTTCAATAGCTAACTTAGAACACTTACTTGGACTTTTAGCCCATATATCTATTTGAATAGCAATATTACTGCTATATTCTTCATCATCTGCTTTACTTGAAAC